ATCGCTGGTAGTGCATTTGCTCTGATGTACGCAAACATCAAAGCTATTAGTATGATGGACAGACCAGTCATTACTCGTCCTCATCCTGAAGCACCTGAACCAGGTGAAGAAATAATGTATGTAGACTTATCAAGGGAAAGACTTGAACAACTCTACAAACAAGGTGAGGAGTATTAGGGAATACACACAAGGGGGTTGACTCCCCCTTTCTTTATGCCTAAAATAGTATGGTAGATACACCTATGAGATGTTAGTATTTGTTGTATCGATCTTAGTTCCTCTTGGAGCTGTATTCTTTTTCTTCACTGTATTCGACGCATGAAAATTCTTTTCACTCTCCTAGTCACACTCTTCCTTGCACTCCCTGCTTTTGCAGTTGAGGTTACCATGGGTTCAGGTGGTAACTTGGTGTTTGAACCTAGTGATGTCACCATCACAAAAGGTGATACAATCACTTTTGTAAATGAAGCTTTACCTCCTCACAATATTATTGTTGAGGGTAGACCTGATCTCTCTAGAGAGTCACTTCTTTTCTCTCCTGGTGAAACACAGGAAGTTAAGTTCGTAGATGAAGGAGAGTATACTTTCTTCTGTGGACCTCATAAGGGTGCTGGAATGGTAGGTACTGTTCACGTACAATGATTGACAAAGATGGTTGGACACAGAGGGATCCTATCTCTGACGATGAGTTGATACTTATCTGTCTTAAAAATGCTCCCTGTGGCACTGATAGAAAACATGTCATATCCCTTATCAAAAAGTACGAAGATAAACAAAATGAAAATCTTTCTTGACACTGCTGACGTATTCGCTATTAAAGAATACTTTGAAACTGGTATGGTTGATGGTGTGACCACTAACCCTACACTCATTAAGAAGAGTCTACGTGACCCTGACACTGTGTATCAACAGATTGTTGACCTTGGTGTACCTGACATCAGTATGGAGGTGATGGGCACCGCACAGGAGATGTATGATGAAGGTCTCAGACTTTATAAGAAGTTCGGAGATCAGACCACCATCAAAGTTCCTATGACTAGAGATGGTCTTAAAGTTTGTAAGGAACTATCTGAACAAGGTATCCGAGTCAATGTCACATTGATCTTCTGTGCAGCACAGGCCATTCTGGCCGCCAAGTCTGGAGCAACTTATGTCTCACCCTTTGTTGGAAGACTGGATGACCAAAGTGTCGCGGGTCTTGAAGTGGTACGTTCTATCGTGGAGTTGTATCGTATTCATGGCATTCGTACTAGAGTTCTCTCTGCCTCGATAAGATCTGTTCAAAGAGTTGTAAGGTCGTTCTACAATGGAGCTGATGTGGTCACCCTACCACCTACTATCTTTGATCAAATGTACGATCACATCCTGACCGATAAGGGTCTGGAGATTTTTGATAAAGACGCCGCTGAAATCAAACATGTATAAAGTTTTTTCAGGGAGACCTGAACAACTTGAAGAGGGAACAGAACCCTTCTTAGAAGCATCTTTTTACAAGGAGGAGGAAGCCATAAGTTATGTTGATACATGGATGGCTTTCTATCCTAAGATGGATGTGTTATTCTGGTATGAGAAGAGGACTTAGTATGATTGGAAAACTTGATCCTGATGAAAGGGTTCTGGAAGAACCTGATTACTCTCCTTGGAAGGAGGGTGGTATCATGGACATGGTACAGGAACAAATCAAAAAACTAGGATGGGAGACTGGTGATGAGATCTCAGTTGAACTGGGTGGAACACAGGTCTCTGGTATTGATGTAGGTGAAGTCTACAACAAGAAGTGGCAATCACCTAAGGGTACTCGTAAGTACAACAAAGATTGTTTTATTATCATCAAGAATCAGAGTCGTCGTGACCTATCCAAGTCACAACCCATGGAGGAATTCAAACCTCATCACTCTCTAAATAATTCCGATACAGTAGAGACTGAAGATGACATTTCTGGAATTCATGCAGGAGTCATCCCTGAATCGAATCCGTCAGAAGGATAAGAAGGGTGGGATGGCCATCATGTCTGCTCAACGTGGTGATAAGACCAAAAAGCAGAATGCGGCTAGATCCAGACAACTAGACAAAGACATTCGTGGTGCCGGTCTTCCTGGTGCCACTAAGGTGTCTGGTCGTTACACTGAGAACCCTGGCACTAAAGATGAGAAGAAGGTGGGTGAGAGATCCCATGTTGTATCATCTGGTAAGAAGGGTAAAAGAAAGTTTAAGAAAGCTATAACAAAACTTGGTAAGAAGTATAATCAGGATAGTGTTCTTATCAAGAAGAAACCAAAGTCAGATGCAGCACTGGTCGGCACCAACAAGTCATGGCCCGGAGAAGGTGTTAGAGTAAAGACAGGTAAAATGAAACCAGGAAAGACCGGTGAGTTCGACACCAAAATTAAGAACAAAACTTTCACTTATGAGTAAGCGACTTATGTCACACTTCCCTTTTAATCATGTTGTACTTGAAGACCGTAAAGAGGTCTGGATCAAGGGAGGTTACCCTGGATGTATGGGTGTTCCCGCATTGATGGAGAGATTCTATCCTGGGTACACTGCCAAACTAGCCAGAAATGAATTCATCGAGAAACTTAAAAAAGATTATACACTCAGAGACACACTAGATGCCTGACAACCCTCATAGTATCTACCCCCAGCTTCTTAGAGAGGTTGGGGGTGGTTTAATATCTTGTTTCATTATCGTTATTCCTTTCCTTATTCTATTATGATTTTCACCGTATTTTCTAAGGATGGTTGTCCTTATTGTGTCAAAGTCGCACAGCTGTTAAAGTTGGCAGAAGTGAAACATGTCATATATAAACTCGATGAGGACTACACACGCCAAGAGTTCTATAAAACCTTTGGTCATGGCTCTACTTTCCCACAGGTCAGAGTCTGTACTGAAACGGAAGACTGGAAAGATATTGGTGGGTGCTCTGAAACAGTAACCTATCTAAAGGAAAACAATTTGGTATAATGGAGAACACATGGGAACTACTCGCCCTCGTTGAACAAACCATCGATGGTGCATTCCAAGGCAAACAGTTACTCAACATGTATGAGTATCTTAAGTCTACCAAAGCTACGAAGAAGGATGCTACAGAGTTCATTGAGAGTTCTGTTGCCAAAGAGATACAATTACTTGTGATGGATCTTGAGGATTATCTTGAGGGTGGTGACGATGATCAACACAAACAATTGAGAGAAGGGTATGGTCATCTGGGTAAACCAGAGGCTAGAAAAATAAAGAACTATCTTCTCTCTTTACTAGAGGATGCATGGAAGTATGAGCAAGAAAAAAGACCAGGAAGAAGGAGGAAAACTTCTAAATAAGTTATCATCAGAAGAGGCTACGATTGATCGTGGCTTCGAGTTGATGATCAGAAATAAAAAAAGGAGGGAGGACAAACCAACTTACAGACTCAGATTTGGTAACGTCATGTCCCTCTTCAATAGAGAGTGGCGATTGACCTTTGATTTCACCTTTGATATAAAGAAGAAGCCCTAGGAGGAAACCATGCTTGCAGTTACACTCACATTCTCCACACTATTCTGTGTGATGTTTCTGATACTAGGAAGCGTAGTTGGTTGGTTAGCCAAAGACTATGTACTACAAAGAGACTCTAAGTTTGTTCCTATGCACCCCGAGATGTTTGATGAGAACGGAAATGTCATTCCTGATAACATCTTTGCAGTAAGGTTTGACAATGAACCTGAAGCTGGTTGGGGTGAGACACCACAAGAAGAGGATTAAATCACCCCAATAAATACGATATACTGAACTGATAGAAGAAATTACTATGGCTACATCTACAAAACTTCCACCTAACGCATTTGTTCATGAGATCCTTGGATATGTCTCTAAACAGAGATCTGTTGCCAAGAAAGTGGAAGCATTGAAAGAGTATCGTAATGATGCCTTGACCGCTATTCTAATCTGGAACTTTGATGACACTGTGATCAGTGTACTACCTGAAGGTGAGGTTCCCTTTAACAAGAATGAAGTTCCTGTAGGGACTGACCACACCTCTCTGAGGAAGGAATGGAGGAACCTCTACCACTTTGTTAAGGGTGGTAATGATCGTCTCTCCAAGACTCGTAGAGAGACCATGTTCATTCAGATGTTGGAAGGTCTCCATCCTGAAGAGGCAGAGATCATCTGTCTGGTGAAGGACAAACAGCTTGGGACAAAGTTTAAACTGACCAAGGAACAAGTATCGAAGGCCTTTCCTGACATACAGTGGGGTGGTAGAAGTTGATCGCTATGAGAATCCTCCACGAAAACTGTGACCTGGAAAAGGTGAACAACACCTCTCTCCCCAATAATGCATATATCGTTACCTATTTGTTGGAGGGTAGTGAAACCTATGACATTGCAATGGCAGCGAAACAGGTAGAAATCTTTGATGACTACTATGATAAGTACAAGAAAGATCTTATCTGTATTCATCAATCAAAAGGAACAATTAGTCCAAAACTTTGGAAAGGGATTACGGAGAAGAAAGATGGCTGAGGGGTTTCATCGTAAAAAGGGTAATGAGTGGATTCAAAAAGTAGATATCGAGTTACCCACAGAGGATATCGACAATCTTATTAGGAAGTATAAGAAGATCAAGAAGTATCAGAAGTCCAACCTCTTTACTATCAAGACACTGGACGGAACTGAAACTCTTGTATCTAAGATGATTGAAGAGGCCAAAGAGGAAGGGTTCTAGTGACACCAAAGGTTGAATACTTCACAGAGACATCTAGTGGTGATTATGATAAACACCACTACAAAGTTGTGAGTAGTGGTGGACAGTCAGTGATTGTTCAGGACTATGAGTCAGTGAGATCAATCTGGTTTCAGAGTCCCTTCATGTCATATGTGGAAGTGTTAGACATCAAGAAAAGAGGTGAAGGGTTTTGAGTATACCTTTAGAACACTATGAGTATGGACAGAGACCTCGATCTCCAGAGTACATCTTGATGTTGATCTCTGAAATGGAAGGAACATGGCAACACCTCAAATACATGGGATTCGTTGAGGATGCAAAGATCATTGAGGAAATGAGGAAACCCTACTATAAGTTATACTTTCAAACTATTAAAAATAAATAATACACCAGTGGTAGTGTTTATGCTTTCTACTCAGTACCGGCTTCGGCTGGAGTTCATCTGTAAATGTATTGCAAACAACGAAGAAGTAAAACTGGAGGATATGATATGGGCACAGAAGTTAGCTAAGGCCAACACAACAGCCATGGAGATGTTGAAGAAGGCAAGGATGCAATCTAAACCAGTACAAGAGGGTGGTTTAGATGATTTTATGAATCAGATGGGGATAGGTAACCCCGACCCGTCTGAGTATAGTAAGGGGTTCCAGAACACAGACGAAATCGCTGAGTGGTTTCACCAAGAAAGACCTGACGATTGGAGACAGCGCGACTAATGGATGCAGTAATCTACAGTAACGGAAACCAAGAGTGTGAAAGAGCTATGTCTTTCCTTGACTCTCAAGGTATCTCCTATACTATCTACGAGTTAGGTAAAGACTTTACTGACAAACAATTCACCACTGAGTTTGGTGTGGTAGAATATCCACAGGTCAATATCGGATACACCCATGTCGGTGGTCTGAAAGAGACACTAACATATGTTACAAGGTCTGTTTTGGTCTCTTGACATATATAATATAACGGGATATAATTATCCTATCGTTCATCAGAGGTTACTCTGACGCAAGTAAGTTGACTCGGAACGGAACGTTCATCCTATGAAACACCTACTGTTATTGATTCCTCTTTTGTTATTCCCCTCTGTGGGACTGGCAGAAGACTCTTCCTATCATATCCTCAGCTGTGAGGACTTTGAGTGGATTGATGAGGGACTGCAGGCTGGTGATCTTGACGAGAGTATCAAGGCGGATATCCGCAGTGAACTCATTTTGGCTACTGACCCAGTGTGTTTTGAGTAGGACGCAAAAGCCAACTAAAGGAACGGACTAATCATCCAACTACTTTAGGAGACAACAAATGAACACACTTCAAATGATCAAGACGCAGATCAAAAAAGCATCTGCTCTTCACGACGCACAAATCTCTCACACCGCCTATCGTGGTATTGAGTATCAGGTTTGTAAGTTTCAACCTTCTGAAACTGAAAAAACCTATTGTTATCGTGGTCGTACTTATACTAAGTGATGTCCTTGTGGTATAATCAAGGGAGGTATATCCTCCCTTTTTTTTATGGAAAAAGAAAAGCTTAAATTGATTGTAAGGAACTTAAGAATGTTGGTTGATGCACTTGAATCAGAGGTGTATTCTGACGTAGAATCTTATACGAAATCGGAACAGGGTCTCCCACCACTTGCAGATTATGATGAGGTTTTTGAAGATGACGACGAGTGATTGGAGATATGATGAAGAGAGATTGAAACTCAGGGAGTCTTGTCTCTTAATATTACTAAATAAATATGGTGGAACTAGGATTGAAGAAGCCTCCTATTCCACAAAAGATATTTACGAATGTGTCGATACCTGGGTTAGCCAAGGACATCAGATCCCCCACGGTATTGATTCTTACTTTAAGACTTACTTTTCCAATTCTAGTTGATGTATCATCTTAATAATTACGAACAGGCTCTAAGAAACTTTGGTATCCAAGTTGAATTTATCTGTGCTATGGAAATGGCTGGTAAACTTACCCCAGAGGAAGCACACCAGCGCGTCAAGGCTGAATACAAACAGCTCAAACAAGTTAGAAAGTCCAACAACTAGAACTTGTAGTAAGTGTCATTCTGAATATCCATTAGACTTAGATCACTTCCAATACGTGAAGAGTTTTAAGTATAATTATTCATACTATTGTAACGACTGTGATTTGAATGGAAAGAAACCCAATGGATCAAGAAATGAAACCCGGATGTAAACTGGTATCAGTTACACCTGATGCCGAACAACACATCGCATACTGTGCGAGGGTGAGTAATCCAGCGAACCAGGACAATGAAAAGTTCTCTGGACTTCTTAAGTATTGCATCAAGCATCAACACTGGAGTATCTTTGAACAGGCGTTCATGACTCTAGAGATTACAACCAATAGAGGTATCGCGGCACAGATCCTGCGACACCGTTCATTCACATTTCAAGAGTTCTCTCAGAGATATGCCCCCACATCCTTCCTCGGTGAGATTGAACTTCCTGAACTGAGACGACAGGATGAGAAGAACAGACAGAATAGTATTGATGACCTTGACCCTGAGATTGTAGACAAACTCAATCGTCAGATGATCACACTGTTCAGTTCTGCCAACAACCTGTACAAACAGATGTTGGACGCTGGAGTGGCAAAGGAGTGTGCTCGCTTTGTACTTCCTCTGGCCACACCAACCAAACTGTACATGACAGGATCTGTTCGCAGTTGGCTGCACTACATTGAACTGAGGTCTGCACACGGAACTCAGAAGGAACACATGGACATCGCCAACTCAGCAAAGGAGATCTTTGTTGAACAGTTCCCATCTATCGCTGAAGCGATGGACTGGTAATAAATATACACACTCAGGAGGAATCATGGCTCAATATGATGTAATCAACACGACTACAGGTGAAACTAAAGTAATTGAAGTGAGTGTTCATGAGATCACTCAGTGGTATGAGGACAACCCAGAATGGAAGAGGGATTGGTCCCAAGGTGCAGCTACATCAGTCGGTATGGTTGGTGAAGTCTATGACAAACTGAAGAAGACACACCCTGGTTGGAATGATGTCCTTCACAAGGCATCCAAAGCTCCTAAGTCACAAGTAAAACCTATCTAATTTTATGCCAAGAAAGAGTAAGTCAGGTATCGGAACTAACCCTGTGCCCTTTGGCACTAGTAATAGAACGATGAAAAGGAAGAAGCCAATCAATCTTGATTACATCAAGAAGATTGAGCCTCTCACAGCAAACCAAGATAAGTTCTTCAGTGAGTGGGGAAAGGGCCAGAACCTAGTGGCATATGGTGTGGCTGGTACAGGTAAGACCTTTATCACCCTCTACAATGCCCTCCTGGATGTTCTGGATCCCAAGACACCTTACGAGAAGATCTACATTGTCAGGTCCCTTGTGGCGACCAGAGAGATTGGTTTCCTTCCCGGTGACCATGAGGATAAGTCCTCCTTGTATCAGATCCCATACAAGAACATGGTGAAATACATGTTCGAGATGCCTGATGACAATTCCTTTGAGATGTTGTACGCAAACCTGAAGGCACAGGGAACTATCTCCTTCTGGAGTACATCATTCATTCGTGGTACTACATTCGACAATGCTATTCTGATCATTGATGAGTTCCAAAACTTGAACTTCCATGAACTTGATAGTATCATCACTAGGGTAGGTGAGAATTCCAAGATCCATTTCTGTGGTGACGCCACACAAACTGACCTCACAAAGACGGCAGAGAAGAATGGTATTGTAGACTTCATGAGAGTGATCAACAGTATGCCATCTTTTGAAACCATCGAGTTCCAGGCTGAGGACATTTGTAGAAGTGGATTGGTTAAGGAATACATCATTGCGAAACTTGAATTAGGTCTTTAATGTTTAACCATGTGGATGTCCCTTTCATGCCTATTGAGAGGGAAACAATTGATGGAGTTCGATACTACAAAGTATGGGGTTCAGAAGAGCTTGTCAAGATGCCTTCAATCACCTCTGTGATTAGTTGGAGGAACAAGGAGAAGTTCAAGGAATGGAGAAAGAAAGTTGGTGAACAAGAGGCCAACAACATCACTCGTAAGGCCACACATCGTGGTACTGACGCACACACTTTGATTGAAGAGTACCTGAATAATTCAGACACATACACAAAGGTTCTCCCTTTGTCTGAGTATTTGTTTAAACAGGCCAAACCTGACCTTGATCGTATTGACAATATTATTTGTCAGGAACAGGCACTCTATTCCACACAGATTGGTATCGCAGGTTCTGTTGATTGTATTGCAGAGTTTGATGGTGAGTTGGCAGTTATTGATTTCAAAACATCTGCTAAACCAAAACCTAGAGAATGGATTGAAGACTATTTTGTACAATGTGCAGCCTACGCTTGTATGTTGTATGAGATGAAGGGTATAATCGTTAAGAAGTTTGTAATCATCATGACATGTGAGGATGGTGAAGTAAAAGTCTATGAAGAAAGAGACAAGTCCAAGTACATCAACTTACTCTCCCAATATGTTGGAGACTTTGTTGAAGCTAAACTACAGGAATATGCTTAATCCTGAGGATCAAAAACTAAATGAATTGTTTGAGAGTAAGTTCTATTGCCCTCAACGATTTGCAGAAGAGATTGAGAAGTTAGTGCACTCCTCTAAAGAGATGAAGTATGTTGATGCCATCATACATTTCTGTGAGAAGAATAACTTAGATGTAGAATCAGTTCCTAAACTGATTTCCAAACCCTTGAAAGAAAAGATCAAGGTTGAAGCCATGGAGATGAACCTATTGAAGAGAACATCTCACGCAAAACTCCCACTCTGATTATGATTTCATATAATGTTGCCAAAAGTGAATCCGTTTGAATGTTACAAGTCCTATCTGGGACTGAAGAACCATTTCACCAAAGAGTCATATGACTACCAGAAGTATTGTGGTAAGTCACGAGCCTCTATTCAGTCCTTTCATAAACGTAAGGACAGATACTTCTTTGAACGACTGTCACGACAGAAGGATGATAAGGAAGTGGTTGAATACTTTGTGAGTAACTTTGTTAGAGCAACTGATCCAGCCTCTGTATGGATTGGTGAGATTGTACAGAATGGTGAGAACAACTACCAAGAGTGGTTGAAACAAAGACAGAGTATGACCTATCTCTTTAAGGAAGAGTGTGGTATACTCTTTGATGACAACAAGATAGATGATGTGTTTGATTGTTCCAAGGGTCACCCTTTGATCCTTAAGAAACATCTGAGTAAAGAAGTGTCACTGGAGACACTCATCGTCATTGATCGTATCCTAAACTACAGGAGTCGATTTGATAGTTCCCTTAAAGATCCAGTGTGGGAATCTGTCAGTATGAAAATGAGGAAGTACAGTCCCTTCCTACATATTGATATATTTCGTTATAAGAAGATTCTTAAACAAGTAGTATTGGGATCATGAGTTTTTTCAAATCAGATTTAGTACAACAAGAGTTGGAGAAGATCTCTCAACTTCAGGAAGAGATCTACACTAAGATCTATATGTTCTCCAACATGAATAAGGAGGACAAACTTTATCATGTGGAATTGTTGGAAGAACTTCTGAACAAACAGAGGATCCTGTATACTCGTATGAGTTTGAGTGATGATCCTGATGCCAAGAAGATGAAGGAGAACATCGTCGAACAGGCACAGATGTTAGGGTTCCCTCCTGATACTGACATCGCTTATGTCTTTGGCAATATGACAAAGATTATCGAGAATATGAAGAAGTCGATTCGTGATACATAATAGTATATAATAATACTGGGCTAGTCAATCCCTAAGCTACGACACACAGGCCAAATACAAACATACGAGGTACAAATGGGTTTTGGAGACCTTAAAAAGCAATCTTCCCTTGGTAGTCTGACTGCCAAGTTAGTAAAGGAAGTTGAGAAGCAAAACGGTGGTGGAGGTGGAGGTCAAGATGACCGCCTCTGGAAACCTACAATGGACAAGTCTGGCAACGGATACGCTGTCATTCGATTCCTTCCCGCACCTGATGGAGAAGATCTCCCTTGGGCAAAGATGTTCTCACACGCCTTCCAGGGACCTGGTGGGTGGTACATTGAGAACTCACTGACCACAATCGGACAGAAGGACCCTCTGGGTGAACTGAACCGTGAACTGTGGAACAGTGGTCAAGACTCTGACAAAGAGACAGTACGCAAACAGAAGCGTAAGCTTTCATTCTACGCCAACATCTATGTTGTCAAGGATCCATCCAACCCTCAGAACGAAGGTCAGGTGTTCCTCTACAAGTTTGGTAAGAAGATCTTTGATAAGATCATGGAGGCTATGCAACCTGAGTTTGAAGATGAAGAGGCAATCAATCCCTTCGACTTCTGGCAAGGAGCCAACTTCAAACTGAAGCTTAAGAAGGTTGCAGGTTACTGGAACTATGATAGTTCTGAGTTCGATCGCACATCACCTCTTCTGGATGATGACGATGCACTTGAAGCTGTCTGGAGAAAGCAGTACTCACTCAGTGCCCTGGTGGCACCTGATCAGTTCAAAACTTATGAAGAACTGAAGAAGCGTCTTGATTATGTTCTTGGCAGTAAGCCACAGTCCACACGTCGTTCAACAGTAGAGGAAGAAGAGCAGTATGATAACTACGCAGCAACAGAGCAGAAGCGAGTTACCGAGGAAGAGGTCATGCGAAAGCTTGAAGACTCTTATCAGGCATCCAAATCAACACCAGCTCCTAGTGACGAGTCTACTAGTAGCACAGACGACGAGGATGATGATCCAATGAGCTACTTCTCTAAGTTGGCTGAGAGCTAAAACAAAATCAGCGATTGATTTCATTTTACCTAGGAAAAAATTCCTGGGTATTTTTTTGCCCTATTACTTTTTACGTGTACAACCTAATGTTGTCACCACGTGCTAGTGATGATCCAACATACTGAGTTGAACCTTCCTTATATGGCATTAGATTGTCAATATCATTTAGAATCACACTCAAGTATCGTGGCTTCAGTATGAAGATACTCTGTTTATCTTCTTGAATCTTTTCCTCGTACTCTAAGTTTGTAATTCCATCTGTGATATTATTAGCAATTACTTCTTGGCCAATTGAACTGTCGTAGTATGTCATAGAAAAGTTCTGAAGAACCTCTAATCCTTTCTTCAAAATAAGATTATTGTTACCATCAAGAATCTCTCTAGTCTCATAGTGATGAATATTGTATATGTTCTCGTAGGAACCATACTTACTCAGGAGGTAATTATCAAATGAGACCTGATCCATAGGCCACTCACTCTCATAGTTGATGATATTATTTGACAACAGTATCAACCAATCAAGACTTTCATCATCGTAGACTCTGAATGCAACATTGTCTGGTCTTTCGTTCGTCCTGATGATTGTTTTTCCAAAAAAGTTTAGGTCACCAAAGATTTCATCAGACAACTTGACTCTCTTGAAGAGATTCTTTGTCTGAAGATAGTCATTGATGTATTGACGATTAGGTAAGCGACTTACATAATCGAAGTTTGGAACATGTGTAAAATACTTTCCGAATGCCATTAGAAACCAACTCCTGAAAGTGCTTCTGCTGAGTCTTGGTTGTCTGCGTAGATTGGGAAGACCTCACTGAACGCTAGACTAATATCAAAACCAGTAACAGTGCCATTTTGATATGTCATATAGTTATTGTCAGGTGTATAATTGACCGTAAAGTTGGTAAGAGCACACATCTTTATACGATTCATCGAAGGATGTGGTTTTCCATCAAACATATATTCAATCTTAAAAACACTTGGTGTTTTCAGAAATACATTACCCTTAGTTCTTCTTGGGTTCATATTCTTTTTGAATGATCTAATGATGGCCTTACACACTTCACCTTCATCCTTATCTCTGGGTCTTAGTTTGAAGTTAAATGAGAAAGTTCTTAGAGATGGACCCTGAAATAATAACTCAAGATTTGGATTCAAAACCACACCCAGACCACGACCCAGTACATTAACACCAGAAGCTTGTCCAGCAAAGAAACCAACAATTAGAGGCTTAAGTTCAGGTTTTTTAATCAGATCAGCTGCAATTTGTTGTGTATCACCGATACTACCTCCAATGGCATTAAGGAGATCTTGAGGTTTTCCAGACTTTGCAACTCCTGTTAAGAAACTAGATGCAATTGCACCAGCAGCTCCTTGTAAGAAATTCATTTCATCCCTACCCCAACTTGTCATCTGACTTTCTGAGATGTTGGGAAGAATAGGAAGTGTGACAGTCTCTCGGGGTGCACCAAATCCACTACTTAATAATGCATTTTCTTTTTCTGGTGCTGGATCATAATCATAAGCTTGGAACCTCACAAAATCATATCCAAGGTTTGGGATGTGACCCAATGGATACCTAAGGTTTGCATTACTACGAGTCAGAGGAATTTCTTCGATCTGATCAGCAAGGTCGGATATTAATTGATTCAGATCTTTTTGTGCTTGCTCAAGTGAAGGAAGATTACCACTGTTATCAGTGGAATTGTTGGGGTTTCCCTGACTATTATTTGTCTCACCTGTTGTGGGATTCTTTACCTTGGGAATACCATTTTCTGCATGACTAGTTGCTAGTTTTTGATACTCTGCATCATTATCGTAGTTTGAAGATGTGTTTAGAACATTAGCTCTATCATTGTTGAATTGGTTTGCACCATCAGTATAGAATTCCTTATTAAATTCTTTTGCTGAGAGAGGTTGTTGTCCTAGTTTCTTTCTCTCTGCGTTATATTGTTTACGAAAATCATTTGCATCATTAACATTCCACTTACCTTTGGCATCACCAGTGGCGAGTAGTCTACCTTTGTTTGGACCTAGTTTGTTTGGAAGTCTGATCTCGATGACACCTGTGGTAGTGTCAGTGTATTGTTCGAGCTGAAGATTATTCCAAGTTTTATCGGTTTTTACTTCCATCGGGTGGTTCCTTATGATCTATTTATCTTGAAGTCTTGATATGGAATACTCCTTAGGTCTTCCAACTCAGATGGATAGACCAGGTATGGGTTAGTGGTCAATTCTTCAAAGGTATAATTACGAAAGTCACCCCAGTGATAATTTATCCCACTGAATCCCCAATTATATACACCAGTACAAGCTATGAGTGGGTTACCATCGTATCTCATTCGTGGTGTCTTTGCTTGATACCCAAAGGTATAGTACGCTCCCACCTGAGGTACAGCTGCCACAGTGTCAGTCAAAAGAGTAAGGATTGCCTCCATCATCTTTTCAGATGTTCTCTGAATAAGAATGTCATTTACGAGACCGTCGATTCGGTTTTCTTCTCCGTTGTACGCCGTTAGATCTAGTGCGTCTACTATCATACTGTTTGATACCTAACTCATCTTCGGTGATGATTCTAAACTCTACACCATTATCTAAACAGAACTCAGTGGCTGCACGCCACTTAGCCTGGTTCTTCTCATACATTGCAGCCTCATAGAGGAATGACTTTGTAATCTTCTTTGGTGTTGGTGGTTTTTGTGTTTGTCTCTTTGGTTTGACTTCAATCAATTGTTTCTTTACCTTACCGGTGACATCACGAACTTCGATTAGGAAATCGGGGTAATAACGATGCAATCTACCATCGGTAGGACACACATAGGGGATTGAGAACTCCTCACTGGCCCACTTTAAGATGTTAGGATTAACATCACACCAGTGGCAAAATCTTCTTTCCCATGACGAACGACATATAATATTGTTAGGATTACCCTGATACTTTTCAGGATGAGATGGTTTGAAAATACTCTTGATACTTTCTCCCACAAGTCACCTACATAGTAATAGTAATCAAGTATATTTATAGATGGCTATCGGGCCTTTACGAACATCAGATATAAAGAGTCGTGTATTACATCTTGCACAGACTTCTGTCTATCAAATCAAACTTGCACCACCTGACGAAGTCAATAGACATCTCAAGAGGAATGGCTTTGACTATCAACAGGGTGGTGAGGACATTGAATTGCTTTGTAGTAATGCTGTTCTTCCTGGTACAAGTTTGAATACACACCAAGTCCTGGGTGACTACACTGGTGTGATGGAGAGAATGGCTTATCGTCGTGTCTATGATTCCACTGTTGATTTTACATTCTATGTTGATCATGATTACAAAGTGATTGAATTCTTTGATGGGTGGTTTGATTTCATTTCTGCACAGGGTGAAGGACAGTACTTAAGTGATGAGGATGCAGTGAAGAATGCTGCTGCTTATAGAGTAAATTATCCTAAGTCCTATAAAACTAACATGTATATTGTTAAGTTTGAAAAGGATGTGTCTAATGACAGGAAAGTTTTTGAAGATGCTGACACTTATCAATTAACATATATTCTAGTCAATGCATTTCCCACAAACATCATTAGTACTCCTATTTCATACGAAGGATCTAATGTATTGAGATACACAGTATCCTGTGCGTTTGATAGATACGTTCTTAACAAGAGACAGATTGAAGAAATCGAATCTTGACCCCCCTAAATAACACACTGAGGTTTTTATAAACACATTATGCCTTTACCAAAAATTGCAACACCAACTTATCAGATGGTGTTACCTTCTACAAAGAAGACTATTAATTATCGACCTTTCCTAGTCAAAGAAGAGAAACTTCTGGTGTTGGCTCTGGAAAGTGAGGATCAAAAACAAATTACTCAGGCAGTAAAGTCAGTCATTAAAAACTGTATTACTTCCAGAGGTGTTAAGGTAGAGACTCTACCCACTTTTGATATTGAATTCTTATTTCTGAACATCCGTGGCAAGTCTGTAGGTGAAGTTGTCGATGTGAACATCACAGCACCTGATGATGGTGAGACTCAGATTCCAGTGCAGATTGCATTGGATGAGATTAAAGTTATTGAACCTGATGGTCACGAC